GATCTTTATTCTTATTATTGTTTTAGTATTTGATCCTTTAGCTGTAGCTTTAGTTCTTGCATATAACATTGCTAGAGGTGGTTCTATATTAAAAGAGACTAAACAACTCTTAGTTGATCAACCTATTCCTGCTCGGACAAAAACTATTATAACAGAAGAAATAACTGAAGAGGTTGTACCTGGTTCTGAAAAGACAAGGAAGTATTCTTCAAAGGCCTAAGTGTTTCTCGGTAAGCACAACGAACTCTGACCCCTTTTTTGTTGCAAACTGAGTTGCCGCTTCCCACTTAGCTCTGTTCTTAACATACTCAGCTTGGCGTCTAAGAAGAGATCTTGTATTTTTAGTAGGTATAGGTGGTACGGTCTGAACAGAGGGCTTTATTTCTATAAGGTATTTTTTAGTTTCGCCGTTTTTATTCTTTAAAGTTATATTAAAGTCTACAAAGTATCGAGACACTCTTTGGGTGAGAGGGTTTTGATAAGGTACAATAATTGATTCAGATCCCCAGGTGATGACGGCTGGGTTGTGGTCAGCCCATCTCATGAACTTAATTTCATATGATGATCGATATAAAATTGGCAAAGTACCTTTATATTTTTCAGGAAAAGCGCAGCAATATATACCTTGTTTAAATTTACTAGTTCTTTTTCTGTTCATAACATTTCCAGCCTTTATATTCTTGTAAAATACCTTTAGATACCAATTTTAATTTTTCAAATGATCTAATATTTTGTTGATAACAAAAGTTTTTAAAATTGCCTTTAATAGTATATACTTTACCTTCTGGAGAAGTAAATATCCAGGTTTTAGCATTTTTTCCTTTCTCGCCTATACAAGTTTTATTGTAATTTGAGATTTTCTTTTTAGTTTCATTAGTATGGGTTTTTCCGTAAAAGTGGTTTTTATTGCCTAATCTACTTTTAGACATTTTATTTTTTATTAAGGCAGCCTTTTCTGAACCACAGATATCTTCTAATGTTTTACCTTTTCGAGCATCTGACATTTTTATTCTTGTTTCTGAGTTATGTTTTTTACCTAAAAAGTTTCCAACTACTCCTTTTTTAGCTTCACTCAAACTTTTTCGATGCTGAACGGATTTTGCTTTACCTTTTAATGCTTCACTAATTTTACATTTATGTAATTCTGTTAACTTACGGATACAACCAGATATACCTTCTCCTCCATCTGTTAAATTTGTTAAAAGACCGGTTTTAATATTACGACGGCCAATTGTTTTTATTAATTGTTTTTCAGCATTATGAGCTACAGTTTCAGATAAATTTGTTTGAATTTTTTGAATTATAGGTATTAACCCGGTTTTAAGTATTTTCTTTATTTTATTTGTTTTTAAGTTAATGTTATTTAAATTTCGAAAATGATTATAACACCTTTTGTTTTTGCCTTTACCAATATAGAACGGCTCATGGTTAAACGATACACCTTCAAAATTAAATATGCCCGGCTTTCTTGGATCTAAAAGAGCATAAACATAATAGTCCATGTTTATATTTATGCTTATTTATCTAAATATAAAGATTTAAAATCACCAATTCTTGCAAGAAAAGTATTTTGCAGTTCCTGGTTTAGCAGTTGAGCATTTGTGACGAGCTCTAAACGATTTACGCTTTTTAGGATTAGACTTTTTAATTCTTAAATTAGGGTCTCCATAATGCACCCTTTTAAGCTTACCATCTACCTTAGCGCATCTCATGTATTTTTTCGAAGCCCTACTTGAAGGCATTTGCTTTGTGACCTTAGTACATCTGCCACCCTTAGCTTCTGTCAATACTTCTAATACTGTGTTGTTAAAGTTCATAAAAATTATCCAATAAAGAACATGGCCCCTGTCACATCCTCATATGTGTTCTTTAATTCTTGTTCTAAAGCGTCTCTTTCTTGAATACCTTGAGACATGAAATCATTATAGTTAACAGAACCACCACCAAAGAGGTTTGTACCTGAGAATTTACCTCTTACGTTACCTACAACAATTTTACACAGTGCTAAAGAGTATCTATAGATCCATCTTTCATTAATAAGGTCCTTTATGGGTCTTTCAATATAACAACCAACCACCCCTAGGTAGGTTTGTTCAGGAATAGGTTCAGGTATAATTCTTAGGTTTTGATTCTTTGGATCAAACCTATAATGCGGGGTCATAGCTAAGACTTTATTACGAGTGTCAATAAAGCCTTTAAGTACTTCCCAGGTTGTGAGATCAAAGCCGAAGTTGCCAACCATGTAAGAGGAATAGATTTGCTGGGCCATGGCCTGCTCTAGCGTAAAGAGTGTATTGATGCCTGTAGTTTCACCGTAAGTAAATGAAAAACAATCAAGTACTCTTCTGTATGACTCTAGATCATAATCATATCCAGCTGATAGGCCTACAGTTTGAGATTTATACATCTCGGGGGTCTGATTAATGAGAGTCGCAACATCTAACCCAACACCTCTTACATATTTTTTAGAATCAAATATCAAAAACTCTTCTGTGTACCCTGCATACTTGGTAAAGAATTCCATAGCTTGGGCAATGTTGTCGTAGATTTGCTCATTAGCTATTTCAACGTTAACCAAGGGCTCTCCCATTTGTCTGCGAATTCTTTGTGCCAGTGCATCATAACTCGTAATGATTGAGTTAAAATTGGTTGACCCAGAGGTGTAACGAGGGAGTACGTTCATATTAGTTATTTAATTATAATTCTTCTAATCCACCATAGTAACCGTAAATTTCAGTTCTATCTGAAGCATTTTCATCTACAATACATTCAGCAGTCTTATCGTTTGACTGTTCATAAGGCTGTACCAACTCTTCAGGGTTAGCACCTCCAGCCTCTCTTCCATATTTTTCATCATCATTAATTTGAATATTAAGAGGCTCTTCAGGTGAACCAGGCTCTGATGAGTACTCCCAGCGCTTACACTTTATTACCCAAATATAATGACCCATTAATTGGTTAGCGTTAGATTGTAAATTCTGATCATCTCTTTCAGTTATCTCATACACTGGGGCACCTCTACCACCTGGTCTATCTCCAAAGCCTCCGTACTCTTTTAACTCAATTAGATCTCCAGCTTTAGGTTCTCTATATTGTCCAAAAAATTCTTGAAATGAAGATATATGTAGCACACAGGTCATATCACAGTCAGCCATAATACCAAACTTAGATAACATAATTGCATCATTTGTAATGTCAGTAAGCATAACAATAGGTCCTGCACTCACAAAAGCTGCTGTAGTATCCTCTCCGTAAAGATAATAATGAGAGGAGAGAGTATAGCCGTTAGTATAATAGCTTATCTCAGTACCGTAATGGTTTATCTGCTCTTTCCAATAACCAGAGACTAAATTTCTCTCGTTATCATTTACTGTTTTATCTAGATAACGAACCTTTTGCATGTTAGATAGTTGCTAATTTCTTAAAGCCTTTTTTTAAAGGGTGTTTACGATTCTTTTTGTGTGCAGGATCTTTTGCAATGTCTTTTAAATCTATTTTTGCTTCACCGAGAAATCTTGGCTTCTTAACCCATTTATCTGTATAAGGGTGGTAAATGGCTGGGTATCTTTCTTGATCTAAATTTCTAATTGTAGGTATATAGTAAATAGGGTGTAAGGAGCCGGTAGCTAATCTTCCATTTATTTGCTTAATAGTCTGAAGAATCCTTTCCTTAGTCATATCATCAAGGTTTGTTTTATCAATTAGGACTAATATGTTTATAGCGCATTTTTTGGATGTTCCTTCTTCAAGTGCAGGACCAACCATAAAATATTCCCACACCCTTTTTCTGCCACCTCCATGTTCTACAGAATTTATTATTTCAATATCTTTTAGTATTTGGGATTTAACAGCAGGTTGTAAAACAGGGTCTCCTCCATCAGGAGAGAAGTACCAAATCCGAGGGTGAAAGGAGTTGGGGGTTACTGGGTGTGTATGATATTTGAGATAAGCTTTGTCAAATTCTTCTTCAAATAATTTCTTCATATATTGTATTTAAGCTTTTCTCTATAAACAGAAACGGCCCCATAAGGGGCCGTCTATTAATTCTGTAAATAGTTATTATTTAAAGAAATCGCCTTTTTTAACAGTCGACTTAACTTCAGGCTTACTCTTAGGATGTTGATATGATTTATCATGTCCCTTAGCAGGCTTTAACTTAGGATCTGAATCAACATCTCCGCCGTGTACCTTGCCGCCGTGAACTTTTGGATGTCCACCAACCTTGTTATTCTTATTCTGAAGCACCTTGCTCTTGTCGCCAAGAGGTTTTAGTTCTGTTGCTTCTTTAACTGGCTCTTCTTCCATTTCGAGATCTTCAACGTCGTTAGCTTCTTCGTCTCCAAATTCTGCTTCCTCTTCTGACTCTTCTTCACCACCGCCTGTCTCTTCTGAAATTTTATCGAGAATAGTTTGAAGATGGTCCATTACTGACTTAAGATCAGAAACGAGATCTGTTACTTCGTCTTTTTCACCTTCGAGTTCATCCATCATTTCGTCATCTGAAGTAGGTACTTCAACTTCCATTTCCATACCCATTTCTTCTTCACCTGGGAATTGCTCGTTAATTGTTGCTTTGAAAAGCTTTTCAAATGAGCCTTCAAATGATTTTGTTGGTTTTTCCATAGAATCTTTTAAAACTTTAGGCTCTCCGTTATAGACTTTTGTACCTTCCATTTCTTCTGGATCTTCTAAATCTTTTTTAACTTTTTCAGCACCGCCGTGAACTAAGGGGGCTTTACCGATCTTAGAATCGAGTTCTTTTTGACCAGCTACTACATTATCTTTTTCTTCATTAAGAAGAACTTGGGATGAGTAAATTTCGGAAAGAGGGTTTTGCTTCATATGGTTTATAATTATATTTATTCAAAAGTGGTTAATTTTTAAAGGTGAGGGTCTTATAACCCAGCATAAAAAATCGAGTTTCTTATTGGTAAATAAATTACCCGATAAATAGGGCGTGTATTTCATCCGCGTCTTCAAATACACCGTTTCTTTGAATGTTAACTCTAGCTATAGCTGCAGTGCTTTGTGCAGCTCTTGGTATGAAGGTTTCAAAATTCCCACCCATTTCAACAGAACCTACAATAGCGTAATTAGCAGGAAGAGCAG